GAGGCCGAAGCCCGTGAGATGGGCTGGCGGCCGAAGGACCAGTTCAAGGGCAAGCCGGAAGACTGGCGGCCTGCGGAGGACTTCGTCAAGCGCGGCCGGGAAATGCTCCCGATCGTCAATGCGGAGAACAAGAAGCTACGCGCCGAACTCGCCTCGCTCAAGGCCGAGACGGACAAGACGATATCCAAGATCGAGCGCATGAACCAGACGGCCCTGAAGGCTGTCCGCGCTGAGCTTGAGTCCAAGTACGACGCCCAGATCGATCGAGCGGCCGAGGCCGGCGACGTGAAGGCGGTGAAGTCGGCCCGCAACGCCCAGCGCGACGCCCTCAAGGCGTTCGACGACGAGGCGGACGACAAGCCGAAGGCTCCCGCCAAGGGCAAGGACGACGCTCCTACGCTGTCTGCCCGCGACAAGGTCGTGATGGACGACTGGATGACCGAGAACAAGTGGTTTTCGGAATCCCGCGTTCTCCGCGCCGCTGCTGATGATGCCTGGGATGACGTTGAAAAGGAGATGCCCGGCGCGTCCATGGCGGACAAGCTGGCCGAGGTTCGCGAGCGTGTCGCCGCCGAGTTCCCCCAGAAGTTCGGCAAGAAGACCGGGCCGAAGGTCGAGGGCGGGGGCGATCGCGGGGGCAACGGCAACAGCGATGGTGGCGAACTGTGGGCGAAAGTCCCCGCCGCCGTCCGTCCGACCGCCGACAGACACATCAAGGTCGAGGGGCTTTACCTCGACAAAGGCTGGAACAAGGAAGCCCTGACGCCAGCGCAGCTCAAGACCGCCCGCGAACGCTGGGCGCAAACGTTCGTCAATCAGTAGGAACCCCGATGACTGAACCGTACAGCCCGGCAGGCCAAGGCCGCCGGCAGCAGACGCCAACGCCCGACTCGTTCCCGGCATCATCCGGCCCCAAGCCGGCGCCGACGCACCTGAACGGCGACAAGTCGGCGCTCACTCCCCGCATCGAGGCGACGAAGAGCGATCGCCGCAGGCGCAGGGACGATGGCCCCATGGCGGGGCTGAAGCTGGCGGTTCCAGAAGGCCTGAAGGAACAGGGCTTCGAGTATCGCTGGGTCAACGACGACGGCCGGCGCGTCCACGACAAGACTGTCATGGACGACTGGGACCGCGTCATGACCCCGGCAATCGAGAGCGAGGGCGAAGGAACGCCCGTCAAGCGCCTCGTAGGCAAGCAGGAGGGTGGGGCTCCGCTCTACGCCTACCTGTGCAGGAAACCCACGGAATTCTATCAGGAAGACAAGAGCAAAGAGCAGCGGCGGATCAAGGAGCAGGAGGACGCGATGAAGCGCGGCCCCGGCGCGATCCCCGGCGGGCTCGGTGGCTCCACGTCCTATGTGCCCGGTCAGGGAAACCAGATCGAGTGACCTTTCAACCCCTTTGACGGAGGCCGATCATGGCCAACATCGACTCGCCGTTCGGGCTTCGTCCCGTGCGGTACCGGAGCGGTGCGCCCTACAATGGCGCAGCCAACCCGTACTTCATCAAGTCCGACTACGCGACCGCCCTCTACATTGGCGATCCCGTGGTCATCACTGGCACGTCCAACACGGCTCGCGTGACGTACCCCGGCCTCGGCTCCGCCGAGATCGGCACGCTGCGCGAGATCAACAAGGTCACGGCCGGCGATTCCAACTCGGACGCCGAACGCCAGACCGGCGTTATCGTCGGCTTCTATCCGAGCCCCGCTGCTGGTCTCGACAAGCAGTACAACCCGGCCTCGACCGAGCGCGTTGCTCTGGTCGCGGACGATCCGAACCTCGTGTTTGAAATCCAGGCTGATGGGGCGATCCCGGCGGCTTCGATGGGTCTCAATGCGATCTTCATCTACACGCACGCGGGCTCGACCGCGACCGGCTTGTCCGGCGCAGAACTCGACACCACCGGCACAGTGCCGGCGGCGGACGCATCGTACCAGATGCGGATCGTTGGGGCGGTCAACCGCCTCGACAACGACACTACGCTTGCGCACGCCAAGGTCCTTGTCGTGCTGAACAATCACACTGAAGGCCAGGGCATGGTTGATAATGCCTATGGCACTCTCGGCATTTAAGGGAGGGCTGAACAATGGCTGTCATTTCAACCGGCAATCATCCGAAGGCCCTCTGGCCCGGCATTCATGCCTGGTGGGGCCTGGAGTACAACAAGCATCCCCTCGAATGGTCGATGATCTTCGATGTGATGACTTCGGACAAGTCCTACGAGGAGGAGGTCGAGGCTACCGGCTTCGGTCTCGCCCCGGTCAAGTCCGAAGGTGCTGCGATCTCCTACGACTCCCACACGCAGGGGGCCACCACCCGCTACACGAACGTCGTGTACGGGCTCGGCTTCATCGTGACGGAGGAGGAGGAGGACGACAACCAGTACGAAAGGCTGGCCCGTGGTCGCACGACCTCACTCGCCTTCTCGATGCGGACGACGAAGGAAATCGTCCACGCCAACGTCCTCAACCGTGGGTTCACGGCGGCTTATGCCGGCGGCGACGGCAAGGAACTCTTCGCCACCGATCACCCCACGGTGAACGGTACGCAATCCAACGAACTGACGACGGCGGCCGACTTCTCGGAAGCTGCCCTCGAGGACCTGCTGATCCAGATCGGCAACGCCACGAACACGCGCGGACATCAGATCGCGCTTGTTGGCCAGAAGCTCATCATCCCGGTCTCTCTCCAGTTCGAGGCGACCAGGGTGCTCAAGTCAACGCTCCGCTCCGATTCGGCTGACAACGATATCAACGCGGTGCGATCGATGGGTCTTCTGCCCGGCGGCGTGGTCGTGAACCACTACCTCACGGACGCCGACGCATGGTTCGTTACGACCAACGCGCCGCGCGGCCTGCAGCACTTCAAGCGCAAGGCGCTTGCTTTCGCCCAGGATTCTGACTTCGACACCGCGAACAAGAAGCACAAGGCCACCGAGCGCTATGCGGTCGGATGGACCGACTGGCGCGGCGCCTACGGCTCGCCGGGCGCCTAGCCCGCTACCGGCGGGGCTCTAGCGGTCCCGTCGGTTCTTCTTCCTTCCCTTCAACATCATCAAGCACGCAGTGGGGGCCAGTGGGCCCCTGGCGGCTCCGGCTGCTGCGTAGCTTCAGGAGACCTAGCATGCCCACTTACAGCGATATGGTATTTCACATGGGCGGCGTGCCGGCTGGCGCGCCCATTTTCGGACACGTCTACAGCCGTCATTGGTTTGTTGACGCCAAGGTCGGTTCGGACGGCAATACCGGCCTCAAGCCGTCTCGTCCCTTCGCCACGATGGCCAAGGCCATTTCCTTGGTGGATTCCGGCGACGTGATCCACTTCCGCGGCAAGGTACGAGAGCACGTCACCGCCGATGTTGGCCTTTCCGACGTGACCATCGTCGGGGCGTCGAACAAGCCCCGCCACGCGGACGACCATACGGAAGAGAACGGGGTGCGCGGGTCTTCGGGCGCCACATGGATGGCCCCGGCCAGCCCGACGGCCCTGACGCCGAACCTGACCGTCAAGGGGCAGGGCTGGCGCTTCATCAACTTCCTGATGGCGTCATCGACCACCGACGCTCCCGGCATCAAGCTCGACCGCAACCAGCTCTCTGGCGACGATGAGATCGACGGCGGCCACGCCGAGTTCCATGGGATGCGGTTCGATGCGTGCCCGATCGGTATCCAGGTTGCGACGACCGGCTTCATCGGCGTCTACAACTCCTATTTCCGCGGCTGCACGACATCGGGCATCGGGTCGACGACCGGCGGCGGCGGGTCGAATGGCTACTGGGATATCCGAGGCAATCGCTTCATGGACAACGGAACGCACATTCTCGTTCCGCTGCTCCAGAGCACTGTCTGGGGCAACATCTCCGGCAAGTTCACGACCAAAGGCTTCAACCTCACGAACGGCTCGTACAACTCCGTCCACGGCAATTACCTGTCGGGAGACTACGACGCCGGTTATGTGGCGGGCACGTCCGACGATTGGGCCGGGAACTTCTCGATGGATGTCACCTCGGCTGAGGTCGGGGCCGAGGGCCTGACGATCCTCGCGCCGGTGGCGTAGTCGACCATGGGGCGGGCTTCGGCCCGCCTTTCCCCTCTTGATAGGAGAACACCATGAACGACGTAGTCGATTCCAAGGTCATCCACTCTGGCCGGCGCTACTGCCTGCACATGACGAACGTGTCGGACAACACCGGCGAGAGCGCAGTCACGAAGATCGATATCTCGACGCTCACCGATCCGTTCGGCAAGACGGCCACGTACTCGGCGGTCGATCGCATTGAGTACAACATCCAGGGCTTTACGTCGGTTCGGCTGTTCTGGGATCACACAACCGACGACGAAATTGCGGTGCTCCCGACAGGGTCGGGTGTGCTCGACTGGTCAGTAGGTGGCGGGAAGGTAGACCCCCGCACGACCGGCGATACTGGCGATATCAAGCTGACGACGGCCGGGTCGCTGTCCGGGAATACCTACGACATCACGATCTGGATTAGGCCAAAAGCGTGAGCAGCTTCTACGGAGGCGGGCTCTATCGCTCTCGCGACCGCCGGTCTGGGTTCTATGGGCCGGGCGGGGTGGGGGGCAGCGTGGCCGCCCCTGATCCCATCGGCGACCTCTTCGCAGACGGTACAGACGGCTACTGGTTCGCAGATGCGGACTATAGCCGGCTGGCAGCGAGCGGGCTGGCGAGGCTCTACACTGATACACTGGGCAACACCGCTGCGACGGCGGTAACGAACAGCATCGGCCTCATGTTCGAGGAGCATGCGGGCGTAGCGATTGGGCCGGAGATCGTCGTCAACGGCGGGTTCGATGCTGACACAAACTGGACGAAAGGCACCGGCTGGACGATTGCGGGCGGGGTGGCTTCAAGCCTCGGGCCGGGCACCTCGCAGACCCTGACGCAGACTCCACCTGCACTGCCTGCCGGCTTCTACCGGACAGCCTTTGACGTTACGGCGCTGGTGACTGGCAACGTCCAGGTGCGGTTCACCACGACCCCCTCGGTTGCGGCCACTCCGAGGACGACCACCGGGTCATATGCAGAGTACCTGCTAAACGCGACGGCCACCGTAATTGCGCCCTTCTCAAGCGCCACGGCGAACCTGTCTATCGACAATGTGTCGGTCAAGGCGGTCGCCGGCAACCACGGCTACCAATCCACCCCCGGCTCCCGCCCGACCATCCAGACCGCAGGCGGCAGGCTCTTCCTCCGCTTCGATGCTCTAGACGACAGCCTTCTCACTCCCTTCCTCGCGCAAAACGGCGCGAACAGCATCATCGCAAAGGTGACGGTGCCGGCATCGCTTGCGGCAACACAGGTGATTGCAGGCTCGTCGGGATCGGGAGCCAACCGCTGCTTCCTCGGCGTCAACACGTCGGGCCAGCTTTGCGGCGGCGTCGGCAGCGACAGCACCACGACTATCGTCGGCACGACGGACCTTCGGGGCCTCACGGTTGTCGTCGGCCTCACGTTCGACGGCACGACGGTAAAGCTCTTCGTCGAGGAGGCGGAAGAGTACTCCGCTGGGCAGAACAGCACGCCAACTGTCACCATCCCCCACTGCATCGGGGCGAACAACAACAACGGCACGGCCGGATCGTTCTTCGGCGGCGACATCTATCACTGCGTAGCCGTCCGCAAGGCCCGCACGCTCGCCCAGTTCCTCGCCATCCGCTCCCAAATGAACGCCGCATAGGAGACCCCATGTCCCTTCCAAGCATCTGCATCGTCACCGCCGAAGCCGTCGTCGACGCCCGTCTAGTGTGGCTGGCGATGGGGCGCGGCCCGAACTCCTTTATTCGCAAGCTCTGCGCGATCGACCCCGAAGCGACGTGGGAGACTACCCCGACGCACTACCTCATGTCGGATGTCTCTTCCTCCGAGAGCGACGTTGCCGCATGGCAGGCGATGGCGAACGGCGACCTCCCCGAGATTGAGGGCGTATGGGGCGAGGATGACGTGATCTCGGCCGCCGCTGCAATGGCCGCCACGAGCGCTGCGAACCTTCAGGTCTACTCGGCCTCAGGCGATGTCATCCCGACCGACCACGCCGCCGGCATCCTCGGAAGCCGGGGCCTCATGCTGGTTCCCGACCCGCCGCTGTAGGCGGGCGATTATAGCCGACTTCCAGCTTCCCGCCGAAAGGCTCGCGCTCCCGCGTGAACTTGATGCTGGCGCTGTCTCGGTATTCGGCCGGGATGCGGTCGAGCAGTTCGACCAACATCCACTCTTCGTCAGAACGATCGCCTGCAACGGCGACTTTTATACGCACGAGTGCAGCCATTTAGCCCGCCTCCCTAACGGTCGATGACCGTAGCACACCTTGGCGATCAGTAGGAGAGGCACATGGCCGACACATCTCGACACGGCGACTGGCGGATCATCGACGACCTGACCGGGTTCGAGATTTGGGCGTCGGAGTCCGTCAGGCAGTGGAACGGCCTTCGTGTCCACCGCGACAATGCCGACTACCGTCACCCGCAGGAATTCGTTCGGGGCCGGCCTGATCGTCAGAAAGTGCCCTTCACGCGCCCGGAGCCGCCCGACGTGTTTCTAGAGCCCAACGAAGTCACACGGGACGACCTGTAAATGGCTGTCAGCGGCACGATCAGCTACAGCCTCAATGCAAGGCAGGTGATCACCTTCGCCCTGCGAAAGCTGCGCGTCATCGGGGAGGGGGAGGACCCCACCGCAGGCCAGGCCGCCGACGCCACGATCGAGTTGAACCTGCTCCTCAAGGAGTGGCAGAAGCACCCGAACCTCTGGCGCAACACCGAGGGCTCGATCACCCTCATTGCCTCGACCTACAGCTATGCCCTCTCGACCGCAACCGCGATCCCGCACCGGGTGATCTCCGCCCGCTACCGGGACACCGCAGGCACCGATCTGCCGATGGAGTTGATGACGCGGGAAGAATACTACGACCTCCCCCGCAAGACCTCGACCGGCATCCCGACCCAGTATTACGTCGACTATCAGCGGGACAGTCCGACCCTGCTCCTGTGGCAGTCGCCGGCCTCCGTGACGACAGAGACGATCCCGTACACCTATCAGCGCAAGTTCCAGGACATCACGTCGCTCGACAACGACCTCGACGTTCGTTCCGAGCACCTGTCCATGGTCACATACAACCTCGCGGAACGCCTCGCAGAGGACTACGGCAAAAGCGGGCCTACTGTGGATCGCATCACGGCCCGCGCCGCGCAGCTTCTCGAGGAAGCACTCGACGCCGACCGCGAGGACTTCGTGCAGTTCGTCCCGGACTATCGGTATGGGTAAGCCGATCCCGCTTCCCCTCGCGATGCAGTCCTCACCGGGACGCCATGGGGCGGACTCCGGCGGCCGGCTCATCAATGCCTATGTCGAGCAGGCCGACGACAAGGGCAAGGCACAGTTCCCCGTGTGGGCGATCGAAGGCCTAGCCCCCTTCGCCACCATCCCGTCAGGCGGAGCAACGCGGGGAGCGCTCTACCTCGACCCCTACGGTTATGTTGTGTCGGGAACCACCGTCGCTCGCATCAGTTCGGGCGGCGGCGTTCTTTCGGTCGGGAGCTTCCCCGGCTCCGATCCGGTGTTCATGGCGCGGAACCGGAAGGCGTCCACGCCGCAGATCATGCTCGTTTCAGGTGGGCTTCGCTACCTCATCGAGGCGGACGCCGTTGCGACCATCTCGGATAGCGATCTTCCCAACGCCACGTCGGTCACACAAATCGGCGGCTACTTCGTCGCCACGGTCGAGGATGGCCGGTTCTTCTGGTCGGGGATCGACGAAGGCACCACCTGGGATGCGCTCGACTTCGCCACGGCTGAGGGCAATCCCGACAAGCTCCTGGTGGGGTACGCGCGGGGATCTGAACTTATCCTGTTCGGGGACAACTCCATTGAGTTCTGGGCGCTGACCGACGCGCCGTTCGAGCGCATTCCCGGCACGCTGATGCAGAACTTTGGCGTCCTCTGCCGTCATTCCGTTCGTGATCTCAACGACGTGGTGTTCTTCGTCGCCTCCGATGGCACGGTGAGGATGCTCAACGGCTACCAGCCGATCCGGGTCTCGACCCACGATGTTGAAAGGTCGATCGACGACGTGTCCGACAAGGACAGCGTGACGGCGATGGCCTACTCGATCCGCGGGCATCAGTTCTACGTCCTCTCGTGTCCCGCATGGACGTGGGCCTACGACGCCACCACGGGGCTTTGGCATGAGCGGGAGAGTTACGGGCTCGACCGCTGGCGGGGCGAGACTTTCGTCAACATCGGCAACACCCGCGTCGTGGGTAGCTACACGGCGGCCGTCCTCTACGAGATCGATCCCGACACAAACGACGAGGCCGGCGAGCACCTGATCTGGACGATCCGAACCCCTCCCGTCCATGCCTATCCGAGCAGCCTGGAGTTCAATCGGCTCTACCTCGATACGATCCCTGGAACCGGGCTCAACTCGGCCGACGAGGCCATTGCCAATCCCGAAGTCATGCTTCGCTATTCGGACACCGGCGGGAAGGCGTGGAGCAACCAGCGAACGGCTCCCGTTGGCACGATCGGGCAATACGACCGTCGCGTAAAATTCGATCGGCTCGGGCAGTCGAAGGAGGATGGCAGAATCTTCGAGATGTCCATGTCCGCCGCGGTCGTTCGGGGGCTTCTCGGTGGGGCTATCGAAGCCGAGCTATTGGCACCATGACGGCCCGAAACCCCATCCCGTCCGCCCGGCAGCCGTTCCTCGCCCCTGACGGACTCGTGACCCCGCCCTGGTACCGCTACCTCGCGGGTCTTGGGGAGCGTGCGGCGTTCGTTGCCGACCTCGGCGCATCGCCTACCGTCGAGCAGATATCGACGGCGTTCAATGCCCTTCTCGACGGGCTGCAAGCGTCCGGGCAGCAGGAGACTAGCTGACATGCCTTTCCCCCTGATCGCAGCTCTCGTCGGAGGCGGCGCAAGCCTTATCGGCGCCCGCATCGGCGCGAAGGCATCCCGCGAAGCCGCAGCGGCCGAAACTCAGGTGGCGCAGCAGAACCGCCGCGATGCACGGCAGGCGACCGATACCAGCCTTTCCGAGTTCGACACGGCCCTTGAGGCAGCGCTGGGGCACCTGTCAGGAGCCGCGGGGCAGGCGGACGCGGGCTACGCCGAGGCGCAGGGCTACCAGCAGCCGTATGCCGAGGCTGGCGGGCGTAGCCTATCCGAACTCATGGACGCCATGGGCCTCAACGGAGCGGAGGCTTCGGCAGGTGCCTTGTCACGGTTTACGGCCGGGCCAGGTTATCAGTTCCAGATGGATCAGGGTACCCGAGCGATCGACCGCTCGGCGGCATCACGGGGCGGGCTCTACTCCGGCCGGACGGGCATGGCTCTCACGGAGTACGGGCAGGGCCTTGCCAATCAGGAATGGAACAACCGCCTGAGCCAACTGGCGGGCCTTGCGGGGGCGGGGCAGACGGCGGCGGGCAACCTGTCCAACCTTGCGGTGGGTCGCGGCTCGACGGCTGGCAACTATGCCGGCGCTACGGCGGATGCGCTTCTCGGTGCGGCTGGGAACCGGGCGAATATCCGGAGCGGAGGGCTTTCGGCGATGATGAACGCCAACAGCAACATCGGTGCGGCACAGGCAAGCGGGATCAACAACGCGGCAAGCTCGTGGAACAACGGCCTGACCAACCTGACGGCGCTTCTCGGCACAGGGGCAGGGGAAGGCTTCTCCACGCCCCTCTTGGATAGATGGCGCGCTAACCAGTCCACAGCAGCGGCGGCCTAGACCATGCCCGTACCCGCCCCCCAGCAGTTTTCGATCCAGCCGATGCTCTCGGCGTTCTCGCAGGGCCGCGCCGCAAAGGTGGCTCTCGAGGACAGACAGCGCGCGCTCGAGCAGCAGGCGACGGACGCTATCATCCGGGCGGCCGATCTTGCCGACACGCCGGAGAAGTGGGACCGCTTCATTACCACGATCGGCGCTCAGTTCCCGGACGCTGATCTGTCGGAGTTCGCGGACTTCTCGTCCCGAGAGGCGGCGATAGCGCAGAGCATGGACCCGTACCAGCGGGCACAGCTCGATCTCGCGCGTCGGGATCAGGAGATGCAGGAGCGGGCGTTCGCGGCGGCAGAGCGGAGGGCGAATGCACCGACGCCGCAGTTGACGGACGAAACGGTCAACGGCGTGCTCGGCCAGCGGAACCCGGTGACAAACGCCTTCGAGCCCTATCCCGAGTGGATGCAGACGACGGCCGGCGGGGCAGAGATCGACTTCGAGAACGAGAACGCTCTTCGCGACGATTTCGAGCGGCTCACCGCCAACCAGCGCGCCGTTAGCAACTCCTACCAGACGATCCAGGCGGTGGCGGATAATCCGTCCCCAGCCGGCGATATCTCGCTGATCTTCTCCTACATGCGGATGCTCGATCCGACATCGACCGTCCGCGAGGGTGAGTTCGCGACTGCGGAGCAGACGACCGGCCTGCCGGGCCAGCTCGTCAATACCTACAATCGGCTGGTGGATGGCTATCGCCTCAACGATGAGCAGCGCGCCGACTTTGCTGCTCAGGCCGGTCGCCTCGCGACGGCGGCTGAGAGGCAGTACAACGATCTGGCAGCCTACTTCACGGAAAACGCCACGGCCTACAACATGGACCCGACACGGGTTGTTCGCCCGTGGGGGACGCCATCGCCCGAAGTCGCAGCGCCGGATGGCTTCGTGACGCCTGTCGCACCTGCCCCCGCTGCCCCGGCCGCCGGCTTCGGGGTCGTTCCCGGCCCCGCTGCGCCGCCCGCAGCGGCTCCTGTGGCTGCCCCGACAGCGGCCGCGCCGGTCACTACCCCGGAGGCTCCAGCGAACAGGGCAGACATCACGCCAGAAGCCCTCCGCGCCACGGTCCAGGCATGGGGCGCCGCAGGCTACACCGCAGCACAGGCGATAGCGGCTATTGCCGAGCGATACGGAATCGATCCTGCGGAAGTTCGTTCGATGTTGGGGCTCCGGTAGATGGAAGGCATCCTCGTCCCGCCTCCGCCCGCGCGATCGTCTCAGGCCCCGCTACTCGTCCCGCCGCCGCGCCTGCCTTCTGCTGCGGCTGCGGCTGCTCCGCCCGCGGCCGGCCCCGTTCCCGTCTACGACAACGGGGGCGGCGTGCGTGTCTGGGCACCAGAGGAAGGCACGACCGCATATCCTATCGAGATCGAGGGCCGCCGCTTCACCGTCGAGGCACCGAACCTCGAGAGCGTGCGGGACATCGCTACCAACGTCTCGACCTTCGTGACGCAACAGCGAACCCAGCAGCCTGCGGGGTCTCCGAACTGGACCGGCCCGGGCCCTGCGCCGACAGTGCCTGACGAAACGCCGGCCGGGATGACGCCGACGACGCCAGAGCAGGATCTGGATGCTGCGATTGCCGACCGCTTGAACATCGAGTTCAACCGCCGCTTCCCGGCCGAAAGCCTCGGTCAGACGCTCCGGGTGTTGGCGCAGGGCGTTTCGTTCGGGTGGTCGGACGAGATTGCCGGGTGGCTTGGAGGTGATACCGAGTTCGAGCGTCGGCGGATCGAGCAGTTCCGGGAGGCCAACCCAACAGCGGCAACCCTGATCGAGCTGGTCGGGGCTCTTCCGACGCTAGCTGTCCCTGTGCTGGCCGGGGCGCGTACTGGCGGCCTAGCGTTGCGTGCCGCCACTGGCGGGCTTGCCGCCGGTGGCCAAGGGGCACTCTACGGTGCGGGCGCGGCCACTGAAGGAAACCGCACACAGGGCGCTTTGCAGGCGGGTGTCGCATCTGCGGCACTCGGCATCGCTGCCCCGGTCCTGGCGCCAATTATCGCCCGCTCCACCGCTGCCGCTTACGGCGCTATCCGTCACCCCTTCCGAGGCACACAGGCACCTGCAGCCGGCCTTGTCCCGTCGCAGCGGATAGCTCAAGCGACGCAGTTCAAGATTCCGATCACGAGAGGCCAAGCGACTGGCGACCTCGCGCAGCAAGCCCGCGAGCAAGCGATGATCAACGTCGCGCGAGGCAACTCTGCCGCTTTCATGCTTCGGACCTTCATGGATAGCCAGAACGTGGCGATTCGTGATGCCGCGAACGGGATCGCGACCGGCTTATCAGGCATGCTTCGCCGACCTGTTGCAACCCGAGAGGCGGGCGAGTCAGCTACGGAGGGCGTGCGCGCCCTTGCGGCTGACCTCGAGGCCGAGGCCACGCGCAACTACCGCACGGCCGAGGTGCTGAACCCGACCATATCGCGGGCGTCGGCCGAGTTCGTCCCGCAGAACGTTGCGTGGCATCTGGTCAACAGCAACACGTTCCTCGACGAGGCGCTGACGCCTTCGGCCTTCGCGGCTATGGCGGAGATCGACGCGCTGGCCAGCTTTGCCCGTCAGGGCAGGGTGGAGTTGGTGGATATCGAGCGCGTGCGGCAGCGCATGCGGCAGATATCGAATACGGCTGATGGTCGCGACGGTCCAGCGACCCAGGCGGTGATCCGCGCCTACGACCAGTCCATCGACGACATGGTGGACAACCAGCTATTCGCAGGCGATCCGATCGCCATTCAGGCGCTGGCAGACGCTCGTGCGGGCTGGACGCGGCTCCGGTCGATGACCAACCCGCGCACTGGAGACGACGCGGGACGGATCATCGGCAAGATGCTGTCGCAGGACGTGTCTGCGGAGGAAACGGCAAACTGGCTGTTCGGCGCATCGCAGGCTTTTCCGACAGGGACTGCGGTAAGGGTCAGCGAACGGCTCCGCGACTTGCTGGGCACGCAGTCTCCCGAGTGGGCTTCGATCCGCTCGGCGGCGTTTACGAACCTGATCACCCCGCGAACGGCTGGGGAAATGATCCAGTCGCCCACGATGATCGCGAACAACATCACCAACTTCCTGAGCGGGCGTGGAGAGACGCTTTCCACGGTGCTGTTCACGACAGCAGAGCGCGACCTGATCAGGCAGTTCGCCAATACGATGCGCATCCTCGTCCCTGACGCAGCGACCACGAACCCTTCGAAGTCAGCCTATGCCCTAACCCGGCAGGCAGGACCGCTGATCGCGGCGATCGGTGGGCAACTTGGCCTAGCCGCCAGTGGGGGCAGCTTGCTGAGTGTCGGCGGTGCCACCAGCTTCTTGGCGGGGGCGGTCCTACCCGCAGCCGGGACCGCTGCTCGTAACTACATTCAAGCCCGGCGTGCGATCAACCCGAATGCAGGGCAGCCGCTATTCGCTAACCCCGCGGCGGCCGCTCGTGCCATCGCGGTTGTTCTTCAAGGCGCGAATGTCATCGGCACGCCGCGCATCGCTGCCGGCGTAGAGTAGGGGCGGCTTAGCGAACCGCCGCCGCACTCCGCGGACAGCGACGAACCCGACGATTGCGAGGCAGACCGGAGCCACGAGGTAGGCCCAAGCCGGAGCGTAGCCCTCCAAGATGGGCACGACAGCTATCAGGCCGAACGCTGCCGCGAAGTAGATGCTGACCCACCGCAGAATCCTCGGCCATGCCGGACGACGCTTCGGCGGTACATCGTAGACTCCTGTGGCCTCATAAGCGCGCCGTGCGGCCTCTGCCTTGGCGCTGCGCTCGTTGAGTAGCCCGGCGGCGAAGCCGAACACGAGCAAGGCGATCACGATGCCGCCGACCGTGAATTGGCCGGCCACCGAAAGCCTACCCATACCCCACGCGATGCCTCGGTAGAGCGCCCACAGCGCCACTAGCGTCAGAACGACCGTCACCAGCTTCAGCCAGCCGGGAAAGTCTCGGTAGGGCACGCCAGCTCCTTCCCATCTTCAAGGATCAACCATGGCCGATCTAGCCTGGCTGAAAGGCTTCCAGTTCTTCGACTCGAACGGCGACCCGCTCAACGGCGGGCTTCTCCGTATCTACGACGCCGGAACCACGTCCGAACGGACAGTATATCAGGATGACGGCGCGGCGACACCGTGGTCCCAGCCGATCACCCTGACCTCGGCGGGACGGCTCACGGCATCGATCTACGTCCCCGAAGGTGACTGGAAATTCGCGCTGACGACCGCGGCGGATACCGGCTTCGCTACACCGATTGTCAGCGAGGACAACATCCCAGGAGCGACCGCGGCATCCTCGGCATCGTTCGCCCGGCCCTCGACGCCCATTATCACGAAGGGCGCGAACTACACCGTCGATGCCGCCGACATTGGCTCGCTGTTCATCGCGGACGCGACGGGTGGAGCCTTCACCCTCACCCTACCGGCGGCATCAAGCGTTGACGACGGGACGGGCATCGAGGTCCAGCAGGTCGGGACGGCGGGGGCGGTCACGATCGCGCCGAACGGTTCCGATACCATCAACGGGGCTGCCTCCTTCGTTCTCCGTCCTCAGTACGGCTGGGTGCGCCTTGTCTCGGACGGGGCCGATTGGGTCGCGCTCCCGGCCCGTCTTCCGTACACGCTACCAGCAGCCAAGACAGGGGCCTATACGGTTACTTCGGCGGATGACGGCCGCCTGATCCGGGGCGATGCGACCTCGGCCGGCTTCACGATGACGCTTCTAGCCGCGGCAACTGCCGGCAGCGGCTTCCGCGTCGGCTTCAAGAAGATCGACAGCTCGGCAAATGCTGTCACGATCGATGGCAACAGCACCGAGACAATCGACGGCGCGGTCACGTTTGCTCTGGACGGTCAGTATGAGACCCTGTGGATAATCTCGGACGGCTCGAACTGGCACATCGAGAGCAAGGTAGTCACAGACACCAACCTCCGCACGGCGGCAATCATCTTCACGATCGACGGCGGCGGGCTGACGATCACCACAGGCATCAAGGGCGACCTTTACATTCCCTTTGCCTGCACGATCACGGGCGTTACCACCCTGGGGGATCAGTCGGGCTCGATCGTCGTCGATATCTGGGCCGATACTTTCGCGAATTTCCCGCCCACCAACGACGACTCCATCACGTCATCCGCCCCCCCGACCATCTCGACGGCGACCGCGGCGCAAGACACCACCCTCACGGGCTGGACCACGGCAATCGCGGCGGGGACGATCCTCCGGTACAACGTCGATAGCGTCACCAGCCTCACGCGGGCCGTGGTCGCGCTCACCGTCGTGAAGACGGCCAACGCATGATGTTCTCCCCCGACGATAGCTGGCAGGCCTTCCTCGACGAGTGCTGGCGACGTGCAACCCCTGCCACGGGCTACACCGAGGAGAGCCAGTGCCGCGCGATCGGCCGCGCTCGTGCCTTCCCGGCCAAAACGCTTGCAGAGGGGCTCAGAGAGGCCGCCGCAAGCCGCTTCGATGGTCCGGCCATCTGGATCGCCTGGCACATGCTCCCGACGCTCCCGGACGAGCTTCGGGCGACGTTCATTGACGAGGCAACGAAAGAGCGCCCGTCGCTGGCCCGCAATCTCCATCTCCGGCAGGCGTCCAATGGCTAGCACAGGGCTTACCATTGCAGGCGCCGGGGCGAATAATGCCGATGCGGGCGACGATGCGTGGGCTAATCCGGGCAACGTCACGGCCGACGATGGAACAAACGCGAGTTCGGGCGGGCTGAAGGGCGAGACATCTCAGTATCTTCACGCGACCAATTTTGGCTTCTCGCTCCCGACCGGGGCTGTCCCTACTGGAATAGAGGTCAGGGTCCAGCGGCTTCAATCGGTCGGCGGTGGAACTCCGACGATCAAGGACCACACAATTCAGCTCATCAAGGCGGGCTCAAGGGCGGGGGACAACAAGGCTGACCTTGCAACGACGTGGCCGTCCTCCGCGACGAACAAGGACTACGGCGGGGCCACTGATCTTTGGGGCACGACGTGGACGGCTGCGCAAATCAACGCCAGCAACTTTGGCGTGGCGGTCAGGGCTGAAGAGACTTTCGCCACGAGCGGGAGCATCGCTGATGCTCGTGTTGATGCGATCTGGATCAACGTCACCTATCGCATCGGCTCGAGGAATCACGGGCAGGTAATCGGCTAGTCCTCATCGGCCGCCTCCAGCAGGAAGGCGCGCGCTTCGGGTGACAGTCGCTCCCATGCAAGGATGACGGTTTTCACATACCGCGGCGTCTGCCCGGTCTGCCACTTGCCGCGGAGCTGCATGGAGACGGTGTTCTCCGCCACTCCGAGCAACTTCGCGAGCATCTTCTGGCTCAAACCAGCCAGCTTCGCACGCCTCTGCCAAGGCTCATTGTCCACGGCCGGAACTGATACCGGCCCGTCCCTAGATTCGCAATCTCTCAACGGCACGTTGATTCCCGGTTGACGCTACTATCCGTGTGACCTAGATATTTATCGCTGTCACGTTGATAGTTATATACGTCACCGTGGGCCGCGCGCAAGGCCGGCCCCGATCTGTTGAGGAACCAGAACATGACCAAGCGTCCGCTTTTCGCGGCGGTCGGGCTCGCATGCCTGCTCGCCGGCTGCACCACCACCGGCGGCGTGGTTCCCGCGCCTCCTGCCTCATTCGCCTACGCCCATGTGTGGGGCGGTGCCCCGCCGGAGCCGTACTACTCCGCCGCTGTCCGCCTCTACGAAACCGGGGGTGTTCAGGTGCTTCGGGTTCCCCTCGATCGCGTCGAGGCAGCCTGTGGCCGCAACCGCACCGACTACGGCTGGTTCGGAGCCGCCTGCATGATGACGGGCAACGCAACGAACGTGCACTTCGTCGTCATCGCGACGGAGATCACGGACCCGGTGACGATCCGCAACGTCATGGTCCACGAGATCGCCCATACCCGGCAGGCAGGCGGATGGAGCGGGAACCACGACGGAGCGATGAAGCCGCTCGGCCATCTCGACAACTGCATTCGGACGATGAACGCCGAGGGGCTGTCGGTCCGGCAGATGGGCGAGCTGTGCAACCTCTACGCCGGGGCTCCGCTGCGAACGCAGTCCGAGCGTGACCGCTGGGCCGCAATGCGCTGATACGACCACAGTGCGAATACCTGGTCCCGCCCGATGCCCTGATCCGCGTGGATGCGAGAACGGGTGTCGAGCGGGAAGTCTACGACCCACCCGCTGACCTCTGCTCGTGGGCTCTCTACGCAGCCGAGAAGCTAAAAGACATGCCGCCTTGGCTTAGGCGCGAGGCCCCGGTTGGGCACCTCTGGCGGCCGGGCGATTGCGACGGCTGCCCCTGCTACGTCCCGAAAGTCTGACCGATGCGCGAAGCGTGGTTCTACGCCCGGCTCATATTCGTGCTGGCGTGGATAGCGGCCGCCCTCGTGATGGCGATAGCGCCGACCTACGCCGCCGAGCAATGCGGAGAGGCGTCCTGGTACGGCTGGGAGGCGGGAGACTGGACCGCCAACGGCGAACGCTGGAACCCGAACGGGCTGACGGCGGCGCATCCCTCTTGGCCGTTCAATGCCCGCGTCCGCGTCACCCGCATGGATACCGGCGCGACCGTCATCGTCAGGCTCAACGACAGAGGCCCGGCCCGCTGGACGGGGCGGGTGATCGACCTCTCACAAGCCGCGGCTGCCGCGATCGGGATGATCCGCGTCGGCGTGGCTCCCGTCTGCATCACCATCATGGAGCGACCATAGCATGGCAACCAAACCATGGCGTCCGGCCAAGAGCCTTGATGTTCTCCGCTACCAGATCAACTCCGCTTTTCCGGGCCGCAACAAGGCCAGTGACGGAACGATTGGCGATGCGGCGCACGCCAAGTCCAAGAGCGAACACAACCCCGACGCCAACGGCGTAGTCCGCGCCCTCGACATCACCCACGACCCCGACAAGGGCGTGGACTGCGGGCGCATCATCGACGCCATGGTGGCGTCCCGCGATCCCCGCATTCTCTACGTCATCTGGAACCGGCGCATCTGCTCGTCGGTGGTACAGCCGTGGAAGTGGCGAGGCTACTCGGGCTCCAATCCGCACGACAAGCACTTCCACCTGTCGGTCGTCGAGAGCCCGGCGCTGTACGACAACGAAGGCCCGTGGGCGATCGGCACGGCTGCGATCCATGCGCCCCCGCCGCCCCCTGCGCCGCCTCCGGTGAAGCCCACGGCTCCAAGCCCTCCTCCGCCTGACGTGGAGCCCACACAGGCACCTGAGCCCGCTACGGGGTTCTGGGCGTGGCTTCTGAGGCTGCTTGGGCTGGGAGGGAAGTGATGGAGCGAGGGGCACGAATCGAACGTGCGTCTTCCGCATGGACTGCGGACGGGCTGCCACTGCACCACCCAAGCGCTCCCAAGAATCTAGCCCTCCCATAGGAGTTCCGCAACATGCGTCTTCTCGGTCGTCTCGCCCGCGGCGCCTTCCGCATCACGCGGAACGTCGTCGTCGGCAGAACCCCCACTCCCGGCGGCCCAACCCCCATCTCGCAGAGCCATCCGCTCGCGAAGTACAACAAGCTCATCGCCGTTCCTGTTGGCGCGCTCCTCACCTGGCTGGGCACGAAGATCGGCATTGACCTTGCCGAGTACGAGCTTGAGGTGACGATGGCCGTCATCGCGTACCTCGTCTGGCGGTTCCCGAACGCCATCCCGGCTGCGGAATAGACACATTGTGGGGCCGCCACGTAGACCTCCAGCCCCCCAGACCGACGAGGACTGGGAACGGCGCAGCCTTGAAGGCGTTGATCGGGACGACGGAAAGGTACGGCACGACGTTCGCCGGGTGACTGACAAGGCAGACGAAATCCTCGCGATTGTCGAGAGCTTCGACGGCCATGTCGAGACCATCGCAGAGATGGCGAAAAGCCGGGAGAAGTACAAGGTTCTCCGCAACTTTGCGAAGCACTTCGTCGTCTGGGTAGCGGTGACGATCGCCGCCCTGTCCGCCTTCAAGGAGCAGCTTCTAAGCCTGATCAGAGGACCGAGCCCATGATCATTACCAAGATCGTCGGGGGCGGAATGGGCATCATAGCCGCGATCGGCTACGTCTTCCGTGACGAGATCATTCCGGAGCCCCCTCTTCCCGTCCTTCAGGTATACTGCGATCAGTTGCAGGTGTTCGACGAGTTCACGACACCGATCCTATCGGGTTGCCGCTATGAAGGCTATCCGGTGCACGTTAATATGCCAACTCGTCACCCGTTCTAGGAGAACGACCATGAACGGCGATCCCATCCGAGTAAGAACCCATCGGCTCTGGCTTGCACTGCTGTACCTCATGGCGGCGCGGGGGTTTCTCTACATGGCAGTCGATGATCGCCTCCATGTTGCCGCGTCTGGACTTGCTGCGGTCGGAGTGGCCATCGCTACCAGCCTCGGCGCAGTTCATATCGTCGCCTGGGTGCTCGCCAAGGTGATACAATAT